ATGTCTGATGCTAAGGCCACCCTTGAGGATCCTAAACTCTGGAGAAAGGCCTTCGACAAGTTCTGGGATTGGTACGCACCCTTCACCAAGGACATCAACTTTACCAATAATACTTTCAAAAAGAACTACCAACGATTTATGAATGTCGGTGGTCTTCTTGGTAAAGAGGCCTATACGGAACTTCAGATGAACCAGGGTCAGGTCGAGTCTGATCTAATGTTGGTCTATCAAGCTCTGGCAGATCTTGACAGGTTGATCCTGTCAAGCGGGTGGGGTGCAAAGAAGAAGATCCTTGAGCAATATTCAGCCATGGAACGGCTGACGGAAAAACAGCGGAGTGATCTCGGTCGACTAGGCAGGACCCCGTTAAAAAACATCGATCGGGTGGCCAAAACCTATGGTGTTCCTAGTGAACTTCTGGAACCGATCAAGAAAATTCGGAGATTGGTTGATTCGCTTGGCAAACGAATGATGGATCTCCTTGCTCCGGATATCGGTCCTGAAGAGACCAAGGCACACATTGAATCTCGTGCGGATCAACTTAAGCAGTTACTTGCATCGGTTGAAGAGGGGGTAGAGATTCCGGATCTGGCGGAGAAGCTCCCTGATTTGCTTCCGAAGGGTCTGCTTGACGATCCTGATTTTGAAGCTCGGTACGGAGGGAATGTCTTGGACATCATGCTGGAGCTGCATGGTTCGTATTTCACTCGTACCTTCCAGGTGTTCGACCGGAATGCCTGGGGGGAGATACTTCGTGAACAAGCTCCCATGATTCAGTGGACAGAGGAAGCCGAACCCGGCAAGAGGGGTAAGCGACGTGAGATGCCCTTGCTGGATGCCTTCAAGAGGGAACTCAGGGACATTGACTATCAAGAGCGTCTCTTCCAGAAGCGGGACGAGATATACAGCGAATTAAAGTATGAGGTTAAGGACGCGTATGAGCGTTACAAGATGGGATATAGTGCGGCCGGGACGAGTCCTGGTCGAAAGGTCCCTCCTGGGGAGCCGATAACCAAGGAGGACATGACACAAATAAGGATCTGGATGAAGATACCTCCTCCTGGGCATATCAAGAGGGATCCAGATTTTCTGGAAGAACATATACCGATACCAGTAGAGAAACAGACTCTTAAGAATGTTAGGTGGTTCATGGAAGAACAGGCTAGGCTAACCGCTACTGAGGACGCGAAAATATTTTTGGAAAAGGTGGGGAGGGAAAAGTATGGTCGAGTGGAGGGTAGGCTGACAGAAGAAGAATTAGAGGGTCGGATCGATCAGATCCTCCATCCAAAACGAAAGAAGGCGGGCTTGGTGCGGAAGACAATGGGGCGGGTTGATTACAACGTCTTCATTGCTCGGAAACTTCACAACAAGAAGTTCCACATACTACTTCGCAAGGTGATGGGTGAGTACCGTGACCGCCTGGATATCAATGCTGTTCGTACTGTGGAGCGTTTGTCTTCCGTGCTGGCCCAGACTCGGTCCCAGGAATACTTGATGGAGATAGCCAAGGAACGGAAGTGGGTTCACGTTGTAAAGGGTCGTGTCAGCAAGGTGGGGATTCGTACCAGGGACGAGCTTCCAATTCAGTACCGCAATCCGATTCCAGATGCCCCGGAATTTGGTCCCTTCCGGGGAGCTTACGTAACCGATACGTTTGAGCAGGCTTTGAAGGATGAATTTGGTACCGGTTATGGTGAGCCAAGTGTCCTTCAGGAAGTTATGACCTGGGGGATTTTCCGCATCTATGGAAAGATGATGGGTTCTGCCAGACTCTCCAAGACCTTGCTCTCAAGTACGGTCCAAGTAAGAAACTGGTCTGCTAATGCGGCCATTGCTATCGTTCATGGCCACATTCCCATGGACCGAACTGTTGGACAGGCTTTTGCCGATGCCTTTCGTACAACTAGGGAGCTGCATTGGCGGGCGGGTAAACATGAAGACAAGCCTTCAACCAAGATCGATGGCAAGACTATTCGTGAGTACGTTCGGGAACTTCTGAATTTTGGGGTTGTCTTCGACTCTCCGGCTGATGAATTGGCTAGCATGCTTGAGACAACCTGGGACATGCCGATATTGAGTGTTATGCAGGATGGCCCCAACATTGTAGATGCGGGAAAGATTGCGAATGTCCAACGTCAAGCCAAGCGTGGCGCATCAAAAGTACTTCATGGCTCTGCAAGTTTGTATCGTGCTGGTGACGATTTCTGGAAGGTTCTTGGGTTCGGTATGGAGCTAAAGACCTTAAAGGAAGCCTTCCCTGATGAGTCGTCTATAGAGGATCTGCCCAAGAACCAGGGGTGGGAAAAGTTTACTGGTGATAGGACTCATTGGCTCAAGAAGACTGCTGCTCTTCGGATTCGGGATATCTACCCGACTTTCAGCAATGCTCCCAACTGGGTGCAGGTAATTAGGTGGTTCCCAATTATGGGTACCTTCCCAACTTACTTCGAAGAGCTTATCAGGACTCAGTACTACGAGTTCTGGAAGATGGCCAATAGGGATCTGAAGAGTGGCAATAGTGTCCTCATGAGACGCGCCCAGTGGCGTATTGCCCGATGGACGCTCGCTAATGTTGCTGCTGGTACTGTCATCAAGAGTCTCTTGCGCCTCGTTATGATGATGATTCCTGGGTGGAGTCCTCTCGACGGGGACGACGAAGAGAAGATGCGTGACCTGGAGGCTCCTTGGGCAGAGAATAGTGTGCTGTTCGGGTTCAAGAATGACAAAACGGGAGCAGTTTATAGTGTGGATCTTAGCTACATGTTGCCTTACTCCCGGCCCAGTGGGTTCTACCAAGCGATTCGCCGGGGCAAGACCCTCGGTGCGAAGATTGGTGGTGCTGCTTATGAGGTTGGCGGTGATGTCCTGACAGCAGACATGGTCTACACCAAGTTGTTTGAGATGTGGTACGGAGAAACCAAAGAGGGACGTAAGATATTCGAGAAGGAGGACCCCGCCCGTGATCGATGGGTGCGGAGTATTCTCCATGCTTGGGGTGCCTGGGAACCGGGTCTTATGAACTCCAGTGTCCGGACTGTGATGGGAATAGCTGATGTGCCTTCTTTTACTGGCAGAAAATACCGCCCCGGTGTTGAGGTCCTGGCTGCTACTACTGGTTCACGTATCACCCAGATAAATGTCCCCCGGAGTTTTAGCTTCAAGGCGACGGAGTTTGCTAATAATCTCCGTACAGACAAGAGGATCCTTGAAGCGCAAGGCCGTTCTGCGTTCAAGCCATTCCTGGGAATCTTTAGTGGTTCGGTGAAGCAAGTTAGCCGGAGACTGCCTCTTGCTGAGAAGGTCCGAAGGCGACACTTTGTCTCGATGATCAATGACATTGATACCGCTTTGCACCTCGGTGCGACGGAAGAAGAGGTCGTAGCTGCCCTGAAGCGTAACGGCATTAGCCGAGAGCTTATCTTTGCCTTGATGAACAGGGGCTATGTGCCTTATTTGCCCTCTGATAACATGGTTCGCCAGATCCGAGAGAGTTATGCTGGAGAAGAGAAACTCGCTATAATGGAAAAACACATTCTGGAAGAACAGAAAAAGGAGCGGGATCGAAGGGCCTCTGGCAAGTCGTTTCCGGGGTTAAGACCTCCCTCCAAGGAGACAAAATGACAGGATTAAAAACTATACTGGTATGGTTAGCTTTGTGCCTAGCACCCATTGGGGTGCAGGCACAAAGCTACACAATTGCCAGAACGGCGTCTGAGGCGACCACCCAGTTGTGGGATTGGTCCCCAAAAGCAGAACATCAGAGAGCTGCCGTCAGAATCCGCTGTGGGGCCGCTGGTGGCTCCGGTGTGTGCATCTGGTCCAATGGCGATACTTTGGTCGTCCTGACCGCAGCACACGTTGTGGACGGTCCTGGGGCCGTCAGAATCTATTGGCAAGATGGGAAGACTGCATCGGGTAGCGTGGTTGGAACCGATTCCGCCAACGATATTGCTGTAATACAGTGTAAATTCAAAGGTCGGGTGACTACGATACCTCTTGCCAGTAATCCGCCTCCTGAAGGGGCGAAAATAGAGATTCTCGGATTCGGGGGTCCACAAGACAACCTACGACGGTTTTACGGTAAGGTCATCCAGACCGGATCCAAGATTAGTGCTCAGGCTTACCTGCTCTCCGGGGACAGTGGTTCTAGTATGATTTACAAGGGAAGCGTGGTCGGGATCGCAAGGGGTGGTCCCTACCTTTCAGCCGGTATTGTCGACGCGCGCGGGGGGCGCTGGTCACTGGTCCATCCAGCAGGTGGAGCCAGTTGCCGACCCATCGCAGCGCTGGTAGGGCGCTGCGCACCCTTTTGTGTTCGACCCACACCCACTCCACGAAGTGCGTATCCACCTATTGCTGATAACGTGCCTGGACCTGTTAGCAACAGCATTGATTATGACTTGCTTGCAGAAAAAGTTGCGGAACTGCTTGCCGAAGACGGGCGTCTCAAAGGAGAACCCGGAAAAGATGGAGCCCCAGGAAAAGGAATAGAGCTTGACCTGGACACGCTCAGTGAAGAAGTTGATAAACGATTACCCCCGTTGACGATCCAGATCGTGGATCGCAATGGGAAAGTCCTCTCTTCTGAGTCTCGTAGGCTTGGGGAGAAACTACAGATCCTTTTCCAACCCAAGGAGAAAAGACAATGATAGATGCTGCAACCTTAGCACTCCTGGAAGTGCATGCGGTCAACGGTGCGCAACGTGCCAGCGATGGTGCCAACAACGTCGCGGAAGCTAGCCGACTGCATCACTTGGCAAGCCTGAGCCAACTAAGTCAACGTGAAGCTCTGGCGACACGCTCGGCTGACGGTTACACGGTAGCTCGTGACTTGGCTAATTCGTCCTCCTAATGGAAGATCCCCTAGAAGTCGCGCAACAGCAATCAGACGAGGCTCTTGAAAGAACCAACCGTCTGCGTTCAGTCTTCATTGAGAAGGGTGTGCGAGAGTACATCCGAGAGATTGCCAATGAGTACAGACGAAAAATCAGTGGCGGCTCTGGAGCACCTGAAGAGGGTCGGTCGTCTGAGAATAGCTGATGAGGCTGTTATGATGGCTGACAAGCAGGAACTTCTGGCGATGAACCGCGCGAAGGTGAGGGCTCATGATCGTAGATTCTTGGGTGATATCGAGGAGGAAGAAGTGGGCAACATCCATATCGGAGACTTGAACCAAGTTGCTCCTCAACAGTCGGCCCCCTCCGCGCGCAGCGGTCTGGCCAAATCGGCTGGCGTCGCTGCGTTGCTGGCTCTCGGCGGCGGTACGGGGGCAGGAGGCTTGGCACTCCTAGAGTACTTGACTTCTAAGCCTGTACCCGCCGTCGAGTCTTTTGAAGACACAGATACGAATACCGAGTACGAGATGAAACTCGTGCCAAGTGGAGGATAGCTTGTACCAGTACCATGTCGCAGAGGTTGTAAGGTGCATTGACGGGGACACGATTCAGTTGGTGTTTGATCTGGGGTTTCACCTCAGACTGAATGCCACTTGTCGGTTGTACGGAATCAACTGCTTCGAAAAACGGGGTCCGGAACGAGAGAAGGGACTGGCTGCACAAGAGTGCCTGGAAGAGCTGATCGAAGGAAAGAGACTCTGGTGCGTAAGCAGAAAGAATCCAAAAAAACAGCAGGGCAAGTACGGTCGCTGGCTTGTCGATCTCTGGGTAGAAAGCGATGACAGCGAAAACGGAATGAATGTGAACCAGGAGCTGATTCGGAGGGGTCACGCTACCGTCTACATGGCAGACCTAAAATAGGTACGTACCCTCCGACATGACAATTGATCTCTGGACGACACTCATCAGTAATGTTGGGTTGCCCGCTGCTTTTGTGCTGGTGATCCTCCTCTTTCTTTACCGCACCTTTCGATCTCTGGTGCCGTTCTTTCGAGCAGCCTTTGACCAGCATATTGAACTCGTCGAAGAGCTGAAGACTGCTCTCAAGAAACAGCATGACGAGACCTCTAAGACTAACCGCGCTCTGTCACACGGTGCCGATGCCTTGGAGGCTCTGGCCTCCAAGGATCGGCGGGAAAAGGTAGGTGTTCATACCGAAGCTATGAGAAGGGAGCTGGAATGAAGTCTCTCCCTATTCACCGCTGGATTTATGTCATCCCAGGTTTTCTCCAGAACCGAGGAGGCGACAACGGGATGGTATCCTTGTGGAAATCCTTGCACATGCTGTACTCAAACTACAGCACGAGGGTGGAACTAGCTCACTGGAATAGCGACTGGCGAGCACACGCAGAGTGCATCAACAGGATGTGTGCCGACCACCATGCCAGCGTTGTCATCGCAGGGTATTCCTGGGGAGGGTACAGCTCGACGTTGCTAGCACGAGAGCTGGCAAAACATGGACGGAAGGTTCAGCAGATGGTACTGTGTGACGCAGTTTACCGGCACAAATACTGGCTGGGAAACTGGCGTGCCTTGTGTCCTTTCAGCAAGATCAAGATCCCGGCCAATGTCGAAAAGGTTACTTGGTTCAGACAGAAACAGAACTTCCCAAGGGGACACAATCTTAAACCAGAAAGTGACACTACGATCATCCGAAACCCACAGGAGTTGAAAGACAAACATCAGCAATGTGATGACAGCTTCCTGTTCCAGAAGGAGACGTTCAAGTCGTGCCATCGCATTTTGGGAAGAGATTCGATAACGCCCTGAGAAGATTGCGACAGGGCCTGCCACTGGGGGTACCGTTGGAAGTCAAGACGGTACCACCGGAGAAGATTGCAGGACTATGTGGGTTGTGTTGGACATTCGAAGATCCTGACAAGTTTGAGGTTCAAGTTTCAAGGGAACTGAGCATACTTGCTGCGGTCGATACGTTGATTCACGAGTACGCACACTGCCTGGACCATGTAGTGAATGGAACCGACAGTCGCAAGGAGCACCGAAACAGCTGGGGGGTTGCGTATGCGAAATGTTACCGTGCCGTTCATAAGGAGTGACCATGCGAATACTGGTAATTGGAGATACTCATTGCCCAGCACTTCATCCGGATTATTTGGACTTCCTTCGGGATGTGGCCAAACAGTGGGGAATCAAGAACAACGATCCCGACTGCCATACCGTCCACATCGGTGACGTTTCTGACTGGCATGCTATTCAATATCACGAGCGGAACCCTGCTTGCCCCAGCGCTGGTGATGAGTACAGCATTGCCTTGAAGCAGGTTCAAACACTTTACAAGGCCTTTAGGAATGTCACGGTGATGACGGGCAACCATGACGACTTGCCCGCCCGGCAAGCACGCACGGCAGGGATACCCACAGAACTGCTACGGGACTATGCCAAGATCTGGGAGACGCCAGACTGGGACTGGAGGCCCAGGTACAGTGTCTTTAAGATAGATAACATCACATTTGCCCACGGGGACCGGGGTAAGGGAGGCCAATATGCAGCTCTCAGAAACGCCAAGGACAACTTTACCAACTGGGTGCAAGGACATGTCCATGGTCAGGCAGGCGTCCAGTACTTCGCCAACAGCAGCCAACTGATCTGGGGCATGAATGTTGGCTGCGGGATTGGGAAGTCGGCAGCTATGGACTACGGACTCAAGTTCAACACAAAACCTGTGAGAGGCTGCGGTGTGATTGTCGATGGGCAGGCCTACTTTGAGCCAATGATCTTATGAAGACGCTACTCCTGATCCTGATCTCCATCATCCGGTTCGACTCCGTCCTCGTGGAAGATCACTTTGAGATCGTCGAGATCAACACCATCTACCAGACTGATGATGGGAAACGTCGCCTGAAACAATTTATCTGGTGGGATGAAGATCACGGTGCTGACATAGCCCAAGGGTGGCTCGACTACCGGCGTGTCGGGAAGGATCCAGTTCGCGTGGGCGATCATTATGAACTCGTCTGGTGGGATGGAAAGATTTGCAGGAAGGTGACCTGTCGCGCTGTCATTGTAACGGAGACTTGGGGTCGTGATCCCGAGGTTGACAATCGTCTACTGGTTCCTTTGACTCATCGCCGGGGGCTGAGTGAGCCATAGCTTTGTTGTCTTGCCGCACCCACTTAACGAAGGAGGGGCTGAACTCGGTATCGCACCAGTCATCGCCCCCCTTGAGGGCCACCCAGATGTTTTTGACAGCGCAAGGGTCTCCAATTGCGTCGAACTCCCTGAACATCTCAAAGAGACTGTTGTAGGAAACGACAGCGGCATAGGTTCCGTTAGGCCACTCTCCCACGCAGATCACCTCTTCGTGACTCTCGTGGTCAGGTACCAGTAGTTCGTCTTTTCGGTTGAGTACATACTGAAGATAGGCGTCATTCATCCTCTTTCTCCTTGTTATCATTTAACCGCTCCATGATTGGAGGCAGATCCTTGAGGTAACAAACAACGACCCAACCCTTCAGGTTCTGCCGGGTCAGCACCAGCGGGATATCGCCGGGTTTCCTGTCGTTGTCTGCCTGTTCCAGAGCTTGGTGCATGTGGAAACGCTCCACTCGTTTGACCTCCAGGTGGATGCCGTCGATGCCGATGATGTCGGCATCGCCAGCAACGCCACAGTACTGCTGGGCTCGCCTAGTGGATAGGTGTGGAAAGGTCTGGTTCAGCACAGCTGCTCCCTCCCTTTCCCCTCGTTTTCCCTTCTCCCTTGATGCACGTCCTTTGCCTTTGCTCATTTCCTGTTCTCCTCTGGTTTGAAGTGTATCTTATAACCACCACGATGGACAGCTCCGTGGTGGATTGACTGGTAACTCGGTGTAACGTAGTCCTCCCCTCTGAAGACCCTGCGCTGTCTCTCTTCCTTGGATGTCCACGTTGCTCGGATCCTCGCAGACTCTCGCGCAATGCGGTGATCCATTACCTGGGAGGCATTGGCATCGAGGTCGCAGTTTTTGATCGCCCATTTGTCAATGGCGTCAACGACGTTTCTGGGTAGCTCGTTTTTTCTCTTAGGCATCGCTAAATATCTGGGTCTCTGCGTCAAAGCGAAACACCATCTTCCTCTTGCGAATTGGACCGTTGCGTCTCTTGATACAGTGGACTTCGAAATCGTCCTTGTCACCGCTCGACTTCTCACTTCGACCGTGCCAGAAGCAGGCGAGGATGGCATCTGCGTCCTGTTCAATGCTGCCGCTCTCTTTCATGTCCGACAGATTGAACTGGATGTTCTCCCTTCGATCTACATCCCTGCTGACCTGACAGAGGGCCAGGATCCCCACATTGTAATCTCGGGCAGCTGCCTTGATTCTACGGCTGATCTCACTGACTTCCTCGTAACGCCCTTCCTTTTCGCCTGCAATCAATTGCAAGTAGTCAATGGCCACGAGCTGGACGGCGTGGGCCTGAACGCACTCCCGGATCGACTTCTCGATATCACCAATGGTGGTGACGCACCGGACGAATGGCCTTGCCTTGCCCTTGAAGTGCTTGTCGACTTTCTCAAGGGCCTTGTCCCTGTTCTTCTTCCACGACTCCTCGGAGCCGCCAACCAGTCTCTGGACCATCCTCCTGCCCAGCTCGTACTGACTCATCTCTGCTGAGAGAAGGAGAGTGGGTGTCCCCTGGCTGGCTTGGTGATCCAACCAGTGAAGCGCGAAGCTGCTTTTACCATGTCCGGGTCTGGCTGCGATAATGCAGACCTCTCCCGGACCCACCCCGTCAATCGATTGGTCTACGGCCTTTACTCCACACCCAAAGTAGTTGTGAGTGCCTAGTTGGCTGAGGAACATCGTGGCACAGGAAGCAAGGTCTTCATGTACCTGCGACTGGTTCCGCTTCCCCATTAGCTCGTAGGCCTTGCGAACAGTGAGGTCGATCCAGCGGTCAGACTTCTTGTAGCCGATTTCGTCGCACCAATACCGTATGGCAGCTTTGATCTCGTTGTCTGGGATGCCTCGCTGATAGATCAGCTCTCTGGCGATACAGAAGGCGATGGTGCTGCGGCTGGTGTCTCCTTTGAGTCCGGCGGTGTCACCCCGCCACCGACGTGCCAGGAGGCTGTCAGGCCACTTCAGAATCTCGTGAACACGCTCGCTGACGAAAGACCCGCTTTCCTTGGGGACCTTCTTCACAAGCGTCTCCCCCAACTTGGCAGCGATCTCGTCAAGATCGCTGCCAACCACAGGATGTACTTCGAGTTCGACTGTCTCCCAGTCGTTCTCCACATCCACAAACCTGGAGTTGTTCCATCCGGGGTACCGAACTAGGTTGCCCATTCCTTCGCCTGATAACTTGTCTTGCCGGGGGTATATTTCTCGTATCGGGATATCAACTTTCTTGGCCACAGACTTCCAGAACGACCTGACTTGCACAGCCGGGACTGGTTCCGAAAAGTGTAACCAGAGATGGGCTCCTGCTCCGCTGGAGCTAACTTCCATGACAGGCTTCAGGCCTTGTTCAGCCAGAAAGTGGTAGTAGCTCGTGGCTTTGGCTCTCCACTCTGGATCAGGGTCGTCGGAATGGTCGTCGAAGTCGAGACACGAGCAGTACACCTTGTTGTCTGGGGTCATGAGATAGAACCCGAAACAAATCTCTTGGCCCAAGTGACCCTTGCTGAACTTCTCGGGGTCAAGTGGGATAGTGTTCAGCTTGTGGGGGCGGAACCCCTTGCCGTTCTGGAGAGCGATGTACTCTTCCCGGCCTCTGAAATGTTCTAGGATCTTAGTCGAGTCCATTTTGGTTTGCCCTCCTGTTTCCTTTTAGAAATTCTATGTACTGGAGTAACCAGCGTAAGTCCTGCTCAATCCTCTGAAGTCTCTTCTCTGCCCTCTTTCCGATAAACTCGTTGATATCCATCTGCATTCCTCCGGTTGTAGTGCTTGTTACATTCCTTGCTTAGGCCGATGTGCATCAAGATCGCTTCCTTGGCGGAGCGACCGCCATTGTAGCCAAATAGCACGCCACAAGATTTACACCGGATGCGCTCTTTCCTTCTCTTCCGGTAATGCTCTCTCGCCATGGTACCCCCAAATAAAAAGAGAGGGTGACACGGCTGCCGTGAGTAGAAACAGCTAGCCGTGTCAACCCTCAGCTGGCCCCTGGCACGGGCCAGCTCCCCCGCTAATTACAGCTCGTTCCACTCGCCCTTGGTGGCCGTAGTGGCTCCAGCTTCGCTCGCCCAAGCCTCGCCATGAAGGGCGTTCACTTCGGCTAGGTCGCTCTCAGAAAGCTCCACAGCTGGCCCAGCAGAGGCTCTGGCCATGACTGGCCGCCACTTCTCGAAAGGGGTATCCCCTTCTTTCTTTGGCGGATCATAAGAGAGGGTCCACCAGCCTTCATTCCCCACGCAGTTGGAGTTTCCCTCTGCGATGTGAATGTCGGCAGGATGATCTCCCTTGAAACCAATCGTTTCCGATTCGAGTTCCCGCTTGACGAACGACACGCTCTTTTTGGTCAGAGGACCGTAGTAGGTACACTTGTTGTCAAACTCCTCGGTTTCAACGGGTACTGCATCCTCACCGGGAGTAACTTCGTGGAGCAGGACATTGAGGGTCAGGTAGACCGTCCAGTTGCCATTTCCACTTTTTCCGAGACGCTGTGACGCTACGCTACAAAAATACTTTCCAGCTTCAAGTTTACTCATTTCTTTTTCCTTTCGTTAAGGTGCTTCACTAGGTTCTTCCAGCCTTGTTTTCCATCCGGGCCAAGAGAGAACTTGGTCATCCCCAAACGGTTTCCAGCAATCCAAGCAGCAGAGCCTTCGCAGTACATGAAGCGTTCTGTACCACCCTTCCCCTTCGCTCGGTTGCCATCTTCATCAACCACGACGACGGTATTGATGAAACCAATCAGATCAGCACACTGATGCAGGGATCCCCACTGGCGTGGGTGCATTTGCGGAGTGTACTGGTCGTAGTCCTGGCCAGCAGGATTCTTGAAGGGCTTGACCAATGTATGGCAGAGGCCAATCACCGACATGTCCTTTTCTTCCCGCAGCTTGTCCAGACCTCGCAACAACTGTTTCCAGTGGGGCGTGGCCGTCTGGTAACCTTGCATGTAAGAGAGGAACCCACGAGGCCCCCGGTCGCCGCCATACTCTGTCTCACATACATGGTCATACAACATCTCTTCGAACCCGTTCAGCGTATCGAGAACCACGGTCTGGAAGTCGTGTTTGTGACTCCAGAGGGCTTCGATCGCTTCCAGTAATTCGGTCCAAGTCTTCAGTTCCGGCAGATGCGAAACAGGCGGTAGCTGGTCGTGGTCGATCAGGGTTTCTAGGCCTGTCTCTCCACGAGACATCAGGACAACCGGCTTCTTTGCATTTGCAGCAAGCGTAGTCTTGCCAATCTTCTCCGGGCCGTGGAAAACCATAAATGGCTTTAGCCCACGACCTGTTCCGGTTATCTGTGTCAGGATACCGGCGGGTGCCTCAGCTGTTGCGTTTGGCATGCTCTTTCCTTTCATTCCAATACGCTTCTAGGGACGAATGAAACACTTTGCCGAAGCGCAAAGCAGGTGCTTCAGGTTTGATCGGTTCGATCTTCTCGTTGTATCTCCAGTAGGCCTTCCGGCGACAGGACTGGAAGCAAGTTGCCCGAGAGTGCGAGATGCAGCGATCTCCGGAGAGATCGCTGCCCCCACGCTCCTGCCACTTCTCTGTGTCTTCTGGGTACGAAACCCCTTGGCAGAGGTCAAAGTATTCGCACTTCTGGCCGTACGAGAGGCAGTTACTGGTGTTCTGGTAGTGGGCCTTGGTCTCTTCTGCCCGTTCCATGTCCCGGCACAGGGCAACCAGCTGCTTGGAGTAGTCCACCATTTGCGCCTCGTTGCGATGAACGAGGGAGTATTGGTAGAAGAATCTGTCCGGGTCCTCTGCCACATCGGCGGCAATTCTCATCTTGTAGAGCGGTGCGGTCTCCTGCGACAAAGGGGTCTCAGCGGCCTTCTGAGGGGCTTTGGTCCCATAGTAGGTTCCGAGGTCCTCTATCTCGCTGCGCGTCCCTACGGCCCCCTCAGAGCCTCTGGGGATGCGTTTGGGCTTTGTAGTGATTTTCTTCACCACATCGTAGACGGTTTTGCGGATCTTCTCACCCATGAACCACTGGGCCATGTGGTAACCAGACAGCTGGGCATCGAACGAGAGCTTCTGGTAGTACGGATCCCACAGCTGCCGGATGTCGCTGGCCGACCGGGTCTTGTGTTCAACCAAGATCAAGCCCTGCTTGTCTCGCAGGAGCAGATCGATTTTGCCGACGTACCGCCAGCCGTTGGGGAACTTGAGCCGGAAATCCTTTTCGACCGCAACGATTTCACCAGTGAAGTTCTTCCACTGATCGTGGTAGGCCTGGGCCAGAACAGAGGCTCGGGCCTTGTCGATTGGAGAGAGGTCTGAGTCGTCAATTACCGATAGATGGGCGTCCATGTTGTCCTCCTTGTGGCCATGGGTGGGCCAGTTGAACAAAATGGTTGGCTCAAGTCAATAGGGTTGGAAAAAGAATGTCGCCCGGAGTGGCCAAGCTCCGGGCGACACAACCCTTGACCGCTTCGAATTGGAGGACAAAACGGCTCGCTGATTCTACTGTCTGCTTGACATCAGGACAAGCACTCCCAAAGAGTGCTTGGCCCGCTGGATGTCCTGTGGCCGTAACGGGCTTACTAACACTGATAGTGAAACCCTTAAAAATAAGCACCAATTTTACTTGCTGGCCTCGGGTAGCGAGTCTTGTGTGTCCCCTGTCCGGGCCACCTTGGCCCGCAACTCGCCTTTCTACTGCCCGCAGCACCTTCACCTGTACCAGCTGCTTGTTGGCTATGTCATGGCATGGTAACTTCCTCGGGTTGTTCGGTCAACCCATAGCCATGACGCCGACAGAGCTTGGAGATTGCCGATTCGGTAAATGGCTTACCAGCCCGGTTGAGGAGTCCCTCGATGGCAAGGAACTTGGAGATGTCATTCAGAGTGGTCCCCATTCCTCTCATGATCTTGATCTTTGTCAGGATCTCCTGCTCCTTTGGGCAGGGAATCAAGCGAGAGGAGTCCTCGGGGTCTACCATCAAGCCCGTGTTCGGATGGGCGTTGAATCGTTTGCCCTGGCTCTTGAGATGCGCGACCGTTCGTTTGCTGTGCTCTGACGTTCGCTCTCGTTCCCAGTTGGCGATGAGGCCAATCAGGTAGAGCATCATGCGGCCAATCGGGGATGCCAGATCAATCTGCTCGCTAATGGAAATGAGGTTACGCTCTGGTCCCTTTTCAGGCCGCAGGTGGTCCTCGACGATGTGGATCAGGTTGGAGAGATTTCTGGTAAGGCGGTCCAGATCAACTACGACGATCCCCTGAATTCCCTCTTCCTGCATTCGGTGAAACAGGCGAAGGAGACCGGGCCTCTTCATGTCCTTGGCACTGCCGATCTCCGATACAACGTCCACCAGCTCGGTGTCCGGATGGAGCTTGGCGTAGGCCCTGATCTGGGTGTCCTGTTCGTCCAAGCTGTGGCCCTCTTGCCCCTGTTCCTGTGTGCTGACCCTTGTGTATCCAATTAGTTTCATTGCTTGCTCCCCTTTCAATCGTCCCTAGTATCAGTGGTTAATACGCATTATTCAGCCCCCTGCCCCAGATACCTAGCCATTGCCTGTTGAATTTCACGAATCATGTCTGCCTGCTTCCTTGTTATGACAAGGCGTTTTGGCGGATTAGGTTGTGATGACCGGACAGGTTGAGAGATGACGAAATTATCCGACCAAACCTCAATCTCAAGCTCATGTGGGTAGCCGCATGTCACCACCGCTCTGGTTAGGCACACTCTCTTCTTGGTCGTCTCACTCATGTCGCTTCTCCTTCGGAGTCATCTGGTTTACCGTCCTCGAGAGGATTGTTTGCGAGCGAGTCAGCCAAGTAAACAACCGCTCTCGCTACTCTAGCGGACGCATACATAATCTGCTCGCCAATGTACTGCTCTCCCGGCGGCAACTCGGCCAGTCGGGCATGGCGAGATTTATCGTTATTAAGTGGCTGTTCTTTCGTAGCCATCCGCAAATACGGATGAGGCTCGCTACCGTATTGGACGACACAGCTAGAAATCTGAGTCATTGCATTTGCAAGTTGCTCTAAGTGTTTGTCGTTACTCATATCGCTTCTCCTCCTACTGCTTGGGCAACTGATCCGAGGTAAACAACGTCAGCCTTTGTCAACTTGGCCTTGTCCAGCTCGCCCCAGTCCAGACAAAAGGCTCCACACAGATACGGATTGTACCTGAATTGGAGCCAGTCGGAGTCTGGGTAGCCTTCGACTGGAGGGGATATAAATCCCTTGACGTAAGCGTGTACATTCTTCCGGCCCTCTTTCAGGACTCGCTTTCGTCCAGCTTCGCTTACCCTGAATACACAGTCTTTCAGGTACACCTCCCAGCAGTGGCCGATGACTAGGCCACTTTGCCTGACGCTGTACCTTGCCCTGGATACACCACCAAGGTTGCGGTAAACGTGGACTGGTTTGCTTTCGTCCAGCGTTCGTTCCCGGTACGGAATAATTTCCATGCTCTTTCTCCAATTAAAAGAGGGGCGGGTGTTTGACTCAGAAGGCCGTCACCTTAATCCGGTCGGCCTCACCGGACGCCCCCAGTGCGTTGGTTACTTTCTCATCTATCATCGTACAGTGGGGCAGGCGTTCGTCAATACCCTACGCGCTGGTTCGCGCCGGTTCTCGCCGGAAAAAGTCCGGTTTGACATCCGGTTTGACATCCGGTCTACGTTTCTCGGGTGTTCTTGGCCGGTAAAAAGTCCGCTTTACTGGGCTTGCCGTAGCTGGTTCCAGTAGCTAGGATTACCGGCATAGCAGCAACCATCAGACAACCGATAAGGGTAGAGCAATGACAACACCACCACAAAACTTGCAACGGGACTTCTTTAGAGCCGTATCGGCTAAGCGGTTGAACGGCCGCGCGATACTATCTTGCCGGGAATTGCATACCTTCAGGATCCGGGAAATTAGCGGCCGGGAAGGTGAGAGAGCGCACCGGCAGAAAATGGTTCCGGTTTATCGTCGACGATTGGAATTAGGATTAGACCTTTTTAACCCTTGTAGAATTGGAGAAACGAATGAGCGTAACGAAAGCCGAGTGGTTACTGATTAGGCGGCCGGTTCTGGGAACGTCTGGGAAGTTTGTAGAGAATTCTCGCCAACTGAGCTGGGCGCGTTCAGCGACTGAGGATTGTGACAAAAGTTGCGTCATGCTCCGAAACGGGTGCTATAACGATCGGATCCAGCAGTTTCGCCAGAACGTGGCCGACAAGTTAAAACGGCATGAGAGCATCCCACCCGAAAATCTGTGCCAGTTGGCAGCCTACGAGATGAGCTTGTTTGCCGTTGCCTCGCTGGTTTGGTTTCGGTTCTGTGTTTTTGGCCCCGCGCCGGATCCGGATAAGGTGAGGAACAACGATCGATTCAAGCGCGCGTTGCGTGCGTTGGTCCAAGAGGTTAACCGGGTGACCGGCCAGGGCGCTATACATTTCCCGGTAGAATCACCCGGCAAGCGGGAATTCTACGGTGATATCCTTGCCGGCCTTGGCGTTGTTGTGCGTGAAACCTTGCAGCGATCGCGCCAGTTAAACGACATAAAACACCCGAGCGCAATTGTGATCGGCCGCAATACGGCCAAGGCCGATAGGCCCCGGCATTGTGAAAGGGTGGCCGCAACCGTTCGCGCGTCAGGCCAGTCGGCTGTTGTTTGCCCGGCCGTTATCCGGGAGAGCAAGTGCGGCCAGTGCCGCGCTTGCGCTAGTCCACTCGTGGACCTTGTGATCTTCCCGTTTCATGCTTAGCGCGCTGGTTCGCGCTGGTTTACCCCGGTTACAGGGCTTCCCTAGGTCGCTTTTTCGCTGATCTGGTCCCGGTACCCCGGGTGCCGGGATATCCGGCCAACCCGAAAAATAGGCTCAAGTGGGATTGCCGGTACAACCGATAAAATGCTAAGGTACTAGTGATCGGGGGATTCCCTCCCGACGCAACAACCCTTTTTAGGAGGCCAAGAAAATGGCTGACAGTAGAATGAGAGTGACCCAAGTAGTGAAGATGGGGCCGTTGTCCCTGTGTTGGATTAGTTTCGATTGTATCGAAATTACCGACGTGGGCGGCGATCGGGTAACAATCCCGAAAACACCAGAGGCCCTGCGACGGCTCCACAAGGAGACGGGCGAATGCATCGAGCAGATCGAACGGGATGAAGAGAAAAAGGTTCTGGCCCGTAAAGAGGTGCGGGAAGCAACCGCAAAACAGGAGGCCGCAATCCTGAAGGATTACGCCGATAGTGAATAGCTTTCTACCCCCGGCCGCAGTGTAGCGGCCGGGGTTTTTTGTGCCTTGTTTTTGAATTGGAGAACTGAGTTATGACGAACGAAAGAAACGACCGATCGCAATACCGACGACAATCCGGCCAGGATCAATGCGAAAACATTAGTGTTGTCTCCGAGGATTGGACAATTGGCGATCGGATCAACGCAGCTTTCCCGTTTGACGTTGAGCCCCGGCCGTTGTTGACCCGCAACCCGTCCCTGGCTCCAGTTGTTGTTGATGGGGTGTTACGTAGTGGCATCATGTCTAAAACCGGGTTGTATGGTTTATTCCGTACCGACAACCATGAAATGGTCAGCCGTAGCAGTGTTACAGCGGCTTATCATGTCCATACCAAGGACGATGTTATTGCCTTGGTTGAGGCTGCTGGATCCACTTTTAACAAGGACCAGTTTGACATTCTGTGTGATTTTCACAACGGACATCGGGTTGTCATTCAACCCGGCATTGAGTATCGAAAGTCTATCTTTGGCACGGAAGATAATGTCTTTCCCCGGATCGTGATCGATGCGGGATATGACGGCCGTTCCTTCAAAGCCTTAATGGGATATTGGAGAGACCTCTGCCGTAATATGGCGATGATCGGTTCGGTTGATTCGTGTTGCGTTAAGATTCGACACCTCAAGAGCCTACAGCCCCGCATGGATGAGCTAATCGGATCCATGCAAAATCTGTGGCAAGGGTGGGGTAATCTTACGGCCAGTCTCCAGCAAATGGAGAGAAACACGGTCCAGCTTGCTGACTTTCTACGCAAGGTCTACGGGTGGCAGCCAGGAGAGGAAGGTCCTAGCCGGACTAGCTACAACAACCGGCATGATTTGGTTGTCAAGACAATCAGGCAGGAGGCCCGGCTGGCTGGACGTCCAGAGGTGCCAGTGGTTCCGGTGGTAGCCTGCAATCAGGAACGCTGGCATTCTGCCGGATCCGGTGGTAGCGTCGAGGTGACCGGTTATCAAGCCTTCCAAGGTGTCCAAGGATACGCCCAACACCATTCGCATCGGCAAGGGATGAGTGGAGTTGAAGGCACGGCCTTGGACATCAGAAGGGCAGTCCTGGCCTTTGGCAGTAAGCACGTAGCGAAGGCCGAACGATTGGCATTAGGTATGCCGGTCAACATCTTCAACAACTAGGCAAGCGATGGTTCGCGCCTGTTTCCCTGCCCCGGTGGCCTTCGGCCGCCGGGGTTTTTTCGTTGGCATTGGGATCGGCCTGGGGGGCAGCTGCGGCACCGGCCTATCTGGATCGCGTCGGCCGGGACCACCAGCAGGTCCCCGGATCCGATACCCGGTTGGTGCCGTTGTGCTGGCCATCGCGTTGAGAGTCGAGAGAGAACGGCCGTATCATTGGCCCGCTGGCCACCATGGCCATAGCGGGCTTGTCAGCCTGCCTGATCAGGCTGTTAGGGGGTGGGTGGGGTAGTCCAAAGGGCCAAGGCCTTGGCCTACGGCCACCAGCCACCCGGCACACGCCCGCGCGCGTGGGTTTGGCTCATGGGGTGGCACCATACAGGGCTGAAAGCCCTGTATGGCCACAGGAAATACTGATCGACCGAAGGGAGATTCAGTAATGTGGAAAGTGAACCGCACCGGTGGGTGTTGCGCCAGTAACCGTATTAGATACCTCCGTACTCCCGCGAGAAAAAAATATAATAATATATCTCAGGACGTACCTCAGCCCCCAGGTGACCCTGAGACGAGATCCCCCTAGTTATGGTGTATTTGGGTTGGCTTGAATCCAGAGTCCTTAGAGGGGCTCTGAGGGCCTCTGAGAGGTCACTCACACACATTGGGGTGGATGATGGAGGATTGTTGGCTTATATTCGGATTTATGGACACACCAGATAAGAAACCTGAGCAGAAGCGCACGAAGATTGAGGTACACAGTGCCTGGATGTTTGATTGCGACGGCTGTGGAAGAGAGAACTTCATCCGTGGCGTGAGGAGGGAAACTGTAGAAAATGGGGGGGATCGGGTGGATCTATATGTTTTGTATCCCCGTGAGGTCTCTTGTAAGTTTTGTACAAAGAAGTTTGAAACGGAGTTGTCGTCATGAAGCGATTGGCGTTATTTGGTGTTTTCTTAGTAACATTACTCTTTATAGTTTACTTGACGCTTCAGACCATTGTGACATCGTTTCTCTTATATAGGTTGCTTGCTTTGCTATGACAGTAGATTTTAGTAGTATGCCTGATGACACTATGACAGCGGATGGATTTGATCAGGCGATAATTGGAGTAGATTCTAAAGGTGAGCAGCCTGTTGTTAAGTATGATTACAATAAGTGTGTTGCTATCCTTGTAAAGGATAACAACATGTCCCACGAGTCTGCCATGGAGTGGATGGACTTTAATGTGGTTGGTGCTAATGTGGGGCCGGGAACTCCTGTGTTCTGCTATCCTGACTGCGAGGAAGACGGATGACCCAGTATGCACGTCCTACTGGGACAACAAGCGACGGTAACTGGACGAACAACCATACCACCGTTGACAACACGAATGACCCAACTGGGACAGGTGCTGATGGCGACTTTGTTATTGGTGATGGGTCGACAGGGAGCGAGATCCAGTTGGACTTGGCACTTGGCAATACGATTACTGATCCCAGCACGGGGGCGGATCATAAATTATACTTCCGGTTCAAGGTAAGTGATGCCACAGATGGGTCGGGTGCGCAGAGTTCCGGTTCATCGACCCTGACGGTTAAGCTGATGGAAGGCGGTAGCACACGGGTGACCAGGACGATTAACACCAGTACAACCCCAGCACTCGGTGATTCGTTCACCTACAACTCGGCCACCTCCGGTGCCACGGGTTTCAACTTGACGGCAGGTGAAGCCAACTCGATTAGTTCGTATGACGACGTATTCATTCGCATCCTCTACGAGGATTCGGAGGCAACAGATTACATATTTATTTCCCAGGTCGTGCTGGAGGCTCCTGACGCTTCTGCCGGGACTCCAATAGGTCCGATATCGATGAATACTTACCGACAATTAAGAAATTAGGAGATTACGATGCCAAAGGTAGGAAAGAAACAGTTCTCATATTCGAAGGCTGGTAAGAAGAAGGCCAAGGCCCACGCCAAGAAGACTGGTAAAAAGGTTATATCGAAGAAACCTTCTGGTCAGCTGAGGTCTCTTTCACAGAGGGCGTACTAAATGTTTATCAAGCAGTCCACTGCTTACACGTTCAGGTTAGGGCCATTTCTGGACGAGACTGATGGTAAGACGGCTGAGACAGGCCTGACCATTAGTCAGGCTGATGTTCGTCTGTCCAAGGCTGGCGGTAACTTTGCCCAGAAGAATGAGAGTTCTTCCTCATCGCATGATGAGATTGGGTTCTATATCTGTGTGCTGGATGCAACGGACACCAATACTTGTGGTGAACTGCTGGTGGCAGTTCACGAGTCAGGAGCATTGCCGGTATTCGTGACTTTCCAGGTTGTGGAAGAGGCCATCTATGCGTCTCTCTTTGCAGCCAGTGCGGATCTCATTACCAAGGTAGATGCGATTGATACGGTTGTGGATGCGATCCTGGTAGATACCGGGACCACGCTCGATGGCAAGCTCGATACGATTGACAACTTCCTGGATACGGAAGTCGCCGCCATCCTGGCTGACACTAATGAACTTCAGGGAGACTGGGTCAATGGTGGTCGGCTGGATCTGCTTATTGATTCGATCATCTCCAAGGTGGATGTGGTTGACGGCATTGTGGATTCGATACTCGTGGACACCGCAGAGATTGGTTCGGCAGGAGCAGGGTTAACCGCTGTGTGGACGACAGGGATTACCGAGTCTTATGCTGCCGATGGGTCGGCAGCAACGCCTGCCCAGTTGATGTATATGATCTGGTGTGCTGTGCATGAGTTTAGCATCAGTAGTACCACGATTACCGGGAAGAAACTGGATGGTAGCACCACTGCCATGACATGGACGATCAACAGTGCGAGTGAACCGACTAGTAGAACAAGGGCGAGTTGATGGCGGTTAAAGATCTCATTGGGCCGGGCTTTGTCGGATCGGAAACGATCCAGTACATCGTTACCCGTGGGATGTCATCGATTGACCCCCAGATGAATGTGGCAATCATCTTCCAGAGCAACGTGCTCATAGGAGATGCGTTGGAAGAAGAACACTTTTTGAAGGGTGTTGCGGTAACTGGATTTACCTTTCTCTTGTTAGATGCTGGTAATGGTACCACCATTACCAGCGGCACAGTGACAGGTAAGATCACCAAGGATGGTGGTACCCAAGGTGCAGTAGCTGGTTCCTTCGTTCACGAGGGTAATGGCCAGTGGTCGGTAAACTTGAGTGCCACTGAGATGGATGCTGATGTGATTGGATTAACATTCCTACACAGTAGTGCCGTTCCGGTCTACAAGACGTTGAGGACTAAATGACAGACAAACCTAAAAGGGATTCTCCACGTAAGCTGTTCGTCGATCGCATGAGGCGAGAAGATCGTTTCAGCGAGTACCGAAAATCGTATCGTGCTTATATGGAGAAGGGTTTGCCTTTTTTGAAAGCCCAGTATCAGACGATGCTGGACATGGGGTACGAAGGACCTGAAAAGGAACGAGAGATTGTAGCCAACAAGGAGGAAGAGGCTAGAAAGATTCTCGATCAGGATGCTAGTAAGTTGCTTGCTGATTACGATATCAACGAGTCGGACTTACCAATAGAGATTGCGTTTGTCTTCCATAATTTGCACAAGGCTCGTGGTGAACGTCATGAGTGGGGTGTGAAGCCACAGGAAGCACCAACGCCGGGAGCCTGGAACATGCTCGTCTGGGCGACGGAGAATGAAGGGAAGTTCATGGAACTCGTCATCCGTGAACAACTCAAGGGCAAGGGTAAGCAGACTGACGAACAAGGTATGGGCGACACAGGTGAATCGATTTTGCAACTAGAAGAGATGCTATCGAGTGCGCTGATGCCAAATGAGTCTTTACAATCAAGTACCGAAGAACCTGAAAGACAACCTGAAGTATCGGCGTGAGCTACTGGCTTGGGCTGATACTCCTGCTCGTCGTCGCAGTCTCTGGACTGCGTGTAAGCACGATATCTTGTTTTTCATCAATGCCTTCTGCTGGCTCTATGAGCCACGTACAAGTCGGCTGCGCGGTACTACGTCTAATGTGATCCCGTTCATGACATACGGGTACCAGGATGACGCTTTTCTTGAGATGTACGAACATCTGGGTCGAGAGGACATAGGTGTCGAGAAGAGTCGTGACCTGGGTGCTACCTGGATGTTCTTAACATTGTTCTTCCATGGCTGGCTTTTTGAAGACTTCTCCAGCTTTGGAATCATGAGTCGGACAGCAGATCTTGTCGACAAGCCAGGAAAGAAGGACACGCTTTTCTGGAAATTAGATTTTCTGCTGCACGGCGAAGGCAGGAAGGGGGGCCTGCCGACGTGGATGCGCCCGAAGGATGTCTACCGCTCCATAATGCTGATGGAGAATCGGGACAACGGTAGCACCTTCGAGGGCGCAACCACGACTGAAGATGCTTTCCGTGGTGGTCGTAAGAAGGCCATTGCCCTTGACGAGTTTGCTGCCTTTCCCAACGGTGCTGACTACGAGGCTCAGAATGCTACTCAGCATGCAACGGATTGCCGAGTCTTTGTGTCGACACCCAAAGGGGCTGCTGGAGCCTACTACGATGTGATGCACACCCCTTCGTCTATGGTAAAGATCATCATGGATTGGAAGAAACATCCGGATCGTCGGATAGGTCTTTATGATTCAGCTGAAGGTAAACTTGAAATCCTTGATAAGGATTTCAAGTTTCCTGCCGGGTATCCGTTTGTTCTGGATGGCAAGACTCGTAGTCCTTATTACGATAACGAATGTAGTCGTCCTGGTGCTACACCCCAGAGCGTGGCCCAGGAACTCGATCGTGACTATGGTGGGTCCGATTACCAGATCTTTGGTAAGGATCTCTACGAAGCCGGTCAGAGGAACGTGATGATCCCCTTCATGCGTGGCGTGTTTGGCTACGATTCAGATAGCCTGGATCCGATCTTCGACCGTTCGGATGATGGACCATTGAGGCTGTGGGTCCATCTGGATAACTCTGAGCGACCTACCTCCATGTACTCTGAGTACGTCATCGGGTGCGATATCTCTGCGGGTCTTGGTGGCAGCTATACGAGTAACTCCGTGGCGACGGTGGTTAACGCCGTTTCCAAGACGCAGGTAGCAGAGTTTGCCTCTAACACAATGCGGCCCGAGGACTTTGCTGACTTCGTGATCGCACTATGTACCTTCTTCCATGATGCGTATCTCATCTGGGAATTCAATGGATCTCCGGGTGGTGCTTTTACGAAGCGGGTGCTCGATCAGCGGTATGCGAATATCTACTTTCGAGAAGTCGAACACAAGAACTTCAAGAAGAAAACAAAGAATCCTGGCTGGTGGAGTAACGAGAAGAACAAGTTGGCTGTCCTCTCCACTCTGGCCACGGCTATCAAGTCCGACGAGTTTATCATCCGAAGTACTGATCTCCTTGATGAGTGTCGGCAGTACGTCTACAAGGACGGTCGTGTTGTTCACAGTCGGAGTGTCAGGACTATCGACGATTCCAGTAAGGGGCAGGCCCATGGGGATCGTGTCATCGCTGCTGCACTCGCTTGGCATGCTGTCAAGGACAGACCCTCTCAGCCAAAAGAGGATCACCGCCAGGAGACTCCTGTTGGTTCGATGGCTTGGCGATTCAAAGAACGTAATGACAAGTTAGAAAAACTTAAAAGTGATGGGTGGGATTAATGAATCCAGAAAATGCTAAAGAACGTGCTCGTCTCATGAAGGCGATCGAGCTGTCCACGAGAGCACTGCGACCATTTCGCCAGAAGCGAGAGAAGTTGGTACGGGATTATGTCGGCTCTCATTACGGGAACAGTGGTACGGGTCGTGAGGTGCTCATGAACTTGATGTACCAGACCGCCGAGACTTACTCGCAGTCTCTTGCTGCTAACCGGCCGAGGATTCTGGTAACGAGTAAGCACAAAAAATATGTCTGGTTTGCGCATCACTTCCAGCTCGCTACCAATAATCTTATTAAAGAAATTCACCTTGAGGAGGTTCTGAGGCAGGCTGTTCTTGATGCCTTCTTTTGCCTCGGAGTTGTGAAGGTGTACAACGCCGATGCCGGATTAGTCGAACTGGAAGGTGAGGACGAGTGGGTGGATCCTGGTAAACCTTTCGCTGAGAACATTAGTCTTGATGACTTTGTCTATGACACTCAGGCAACCGACTGGCGCAAATCTAAGTTCGCTTTGAATAAGTATCGGATGAGTTTTGACAAGATGAAAGAGGACGTGGCTTTTGATCCAAAGGTGAAGGATGAGCTGCAACCTACCAGTAAGTTCAGTGACATGGATGGTGAGGATGGCAAGTCCGGGGTGCGGAACATGATGAACCCAGAAGGTGATCCGGACGAGTACGAACCGATGATCGATCTGATGGATGTCTGGCTTCCCCAGGAAAACAAGATAGTTACGTGGCCTGTTCATAACGGAGAGAAGCCCCTTCGGGTTATGGAGTGGCAGGGTCCAGAGCGTGGTCCGTTCCACATTCTCTCTTTTGGGGATGTTCCGGATCACATCATGGGTATCTCTCCTGCGATGAATTTGAAACCGCTTTCGGATCTCATTAATGGTTTGCTTCGCAAGCAGCGTCGTCAGGCCCAGCGACAGAAGGATATTCCGTTCTATCAGGCTGGTCATCACGATGATGCCAAGCGACTTGAGCAAGCTGCTGATGGGGAGTGGACTCGTGTCGACAACCCCGATTCTGTGAACGTGATGAAGATGGGTGGCGTCGACCAGAAGAATCAGGCCTTCGGAATGGCCATGACGGATGTCTACGATCGGATGGCTGGAAACTTACAGGCGATGGCGGGACTTGGTCCTCAAGCAGAAACTCTTGGCCAGGATCGGTTGATCCATGGTGCAGTGAGTAAGCGTGAGGCGAATATGCAGTACCGTGTTGTGAAGTTCACGAGTGATGTCTGTCGTGATCTTGGCTGGCTTTTGTGGATCGATCAGATCAAAGAGATGCCTCTTGAGTTCGAATCTGAGGGGGGAACGGTACATCAGACATGGGATGGGGAACTTCGGGAAGGGGATTTTCTTGATTACAACTTTGAGATTGAGCCTTTCTCGATGCAGTATAAGTCTCCTTCTGAAAGGATAAATGGCCTCACAACCTTTATTACTCAGGTCGCTTTGCCGATGCAACAGAATTTGCAGGAGGCTGGTGGTCGTATCGATTTCCAAGAGCTTGTTGAGTTGTATTCAGACCTTATGGATCTCCCCCGTCTTCGTACCTTGATCACGTTCGAGGAACCCAAGGAAGGCCGTCCTGGTCCGTCTCCAGATATTCCACAAAAGGCTAATCATACTGTGCGGGAGACTGTCAGAAAGAATGTCCCAACTGGCGGAACTCAAACTAGTCGTAGCAATGTGATGCAGCAGATACTACAAGGTGGTCAACCGAATTCCGATCAGATGGCCCAGTTCGGGAGGGAGAAAGCGTAATGGCACTTAAAGAATACTTATACAAGGATCCTGATGGAAAACTTCGGTGGCATGATGATCCACAAGGGAGCCCGCAGCAGCGGAAAGCTGCTGGCGGGCGATACTTCGGAGCCAATGGTTGGTCCACTGGTCTGACTAGTGACGCTGCCGGGATCCCCCCACAACAGGTGAAAGAGTTTAACCAGGACGCAAAAAGTGCTGGCTTTACTGGAGTTAGCTTTGATAACGACGGAACAGCTCGTTTTACAAGTAGAAAGCAGCGTGCTGGCTACTTGAAGTATCGTGGTCTGTGCGACAGAAGTGCTGGTTACGGCGACTCTGCGCCACAAAATTACTAGGGGGAAAAGATGTCGACTGATATAACTGAAAGCCCAGAAGAATCTGTTGAATTGACAGAAAAAGATCTGGACGTTATTGATGAAGTGAACCGGGAAAACGAACCCGAAGAAACAAGTGTAGATGCCGATGGAACTTCCGGTGTCTCAACAGAGGTTGACGAACCTCCAATTACTGAGGATACGTCGTCTGATGATTCTCCAGACGACGGTGAAGTCCTCAGAGAATGGGCTAATTATTACGGGTTAAACCCTGATGATTACGCTGATGAAGGCTCTTTGCGCCGACATGTTCAATCTACTGCTCAATACTACCAACAGGTAGAGCAGCAGAGGCAGCAACAGGCTCAATGGCAGCAGCAACAGCAAGTCCAACAGGCTCCTTTAGATATGGAGGGAGCTGCATCCGCTGCTAGGGAATTTGCAGTAGGTCTTGATGAGGATTACGACGAAGGTCTTCGTGATGCCATTAATGGCTTGGCTGGCGAAATGCAAACGCATTACGACGGTCAGTTGGAAATCCTGGCCCAGGCATTCCTGGACCAACAGCAGTACATTGGTGGATTGCAACAACAAGAGCAATCCGTGCAATATCGTCAGGAGCTTGACAGTTTTGATAATGCTGTCGGGGAACTGGGGAACAGTGGACTGTTTGGTGAGAGTGGATACGAGAGCTTAGCTCAGGGAAGTGCAGAGTCTCAGAATCGTGAGCATCTGTATGACCAAGTGCTGGTTCTTGCCAGTGGGTATCAGGCTCATGGGAAGGAAATCCCATCGATGGACGATCTCGTTGGACAGGCATATCGAACTGTTTTTTCAAAAGAAGTAGATAACCAAAGCCGGAAGTCGTTCAACAGTCGAGTTCGCAAGCAGGCCAAGAGGCGTTTAGGTTCTGGGTCGAGTGCGAAAAAGACTAGTGTTCCGACTGATGATCCTGTTGACAACCCTGTCCTGAAGGATGCCTTCGATGGCTACCTGAAAGACAACGGTGATCTGTAGGGTTCGGCTGTAACATAGGAGTCAGGTTATGCCGTTGCTTCCTGATCAATTAGACGATTTTGTAAACCTAACGCTTGATAACTTCAAGAAGCGTCGATGGGTTGATATCTCTTTGGATAATCAACATCACATCTTTGCTTCGAAGATGTTCAAGTCCAAGGGTAAGGATCCCGAGAAGGGCGGCGTGCAGCTGAATTGGAAAGTCCAGGTAGTTAATACTGGGACTGCCAAGCACAGTGAACTGTACGCTGTGGACGCCACTGGAGTGAAGGACCTCACTCAGCAGGCTAAACAACAGTGGTCAAAGCAGACTGTCAACTTCAGTTATGATCTTGATGAAGACAGTATGCAAAGTGATCGTGAGACCATCATCAGAGAAATCGAAGTACGAGAACACTCTATGTACAACGATTTCTTCGAATTGATGGAAGAGGCCATGTGGTCTGCTCCGAGTAGCAGTACCGTGTCGCCTCGACCTCCTAGCGGTGTGCCGTTTTGGATTCAAAAATCCACAACGACTCCCGGTGGTGGGTTCACGGGTGGAAACCCCAGTGGTTTCACCAGCGGTGCTGGTGGTCTCTCCAGTTCGACTTATTCGAACTGGAAGAACTGGGCATTTAACTACACCAGTGTGTCGAGAGACGACTGCCTCGCCAAGTGGCGCAAGGCTGTTGCTTTCACCAACTTCCAGGCACCTCGAAACTATGCGGAATTAGCGCGTGGTGGAGACAGTGATTGGGGCTTTTACACCAACTACGATGTGGTGGAAAAACTCGAAAAGCTGCTGGAAGGTCGTAACGACAACCTGGGTGTAGATCTCTCCAAGTACGCTGGTAGCGCAGTATTCAAAGGTAACCCGGTCGTTTGGGTACCTTACCTGCAAACCAACGACACCAGTGATCCGATCTACGGTATCAACTGGCGGACGTTCAAGTACTTCTTCCGCAAGGGGAAGCACATGATTCGTCATGCTGCCCAAAAAGCAGCGCGTCAACATACCGTGAGAGAAGTTCACATGGACAATTGGGGAAATTACGTAATGTATAACCGACGGCGTAACTTTATTGGTTATGTCGCTTAATTTTAGATAGGAGATTCTGTAATGGCAGATTTATATACAAGACCGCAAGCCAAGTCCGGCTCGATCGGTCGTGGATTGAGTCCGAACTTATGGCACCAAGCCCCGTTGACCCAAGTGTTAACTGGTGGCCTGGGAGAAGGTTTTGGATTTATTGATGATTTCATGGCATTTGACGATGCCAGTTATCGCTGGGTATTGACTCAGGCTACCGCCGGTACTGCTGCGAACGATACGGCTGCCAAGGGTGGCGTGTTGTTGTTGGATTCCAACAGCACCACGGACAACCAGGGTATCCAGATCCAGATGGGCGGTGCCGTGGGTGCTTCGAGTTTTATTGCCACTGCTAGTTCAAAGATTTACTTTGAAGCCAGGGTAAAGATCGCTGACATTGGAACCAGCGGAAGTGATACCGGCAACTTGGTTGTTGGTCTCGCTGAGGTCGATACCACGGTGCTTAACTCGGGTGCTAACTCAACAGCAAATCATATTGTTTTTGAGCATGTTGACGACGATGGTGCTGTGGACTTCCATAGTGAGAAGGCTGGTAGTCGAGATTCGTCTACCGGGCTTCACACCCTGACTGATGATGAATATTTCAAGATCGGTTTCCTCGTGAATGGTACAAGCAAGATCACGCCGTTTGTAAACGGTGTTGCGAAGACTGCTCACACTACACAGATTCCGATCGTGGCAATGACACCAACCTTGGTGTGCCATTCAGCAGGTACGACCGATCCAATCCTCCATGTGGACTGGGTTGCTTGTATTCAGGCTGAACAAATTGCCAACTAGTTTACCTGTGTCGCTTGCCATGGTGCCGAGTATCCTTTCTCGGCACCATGGCTCCTTTTAAGGAGGGGAATCAAATGGACGAATTATTAGAAATTTTTGGTGGGGAAGTGCCGGAACATATCATTGATCTTCATGATAAGGTGCTGAACTTGTTTCACAAGAAGACTAACGGGCCTCTGAGCCTGGAGGTTGCGTGCCTGATAGCCGTGCTTGCGGATGAGTTCTTATCGCCAACAAAGCCAACCAAGAAGACTGAGAAAGTGACTGCATGAGCTTTGTTCAAAATCAAGCGGTAACCGGTTTTACGTTCGCCTTGGTGAACAAGGATACTGGTGCTGCTTTGACCGGGGTTGCCGGTGCTATTACCAAGTTCGAAACGATTGATGGTGGCACCCAAGCGTCTTTGAGTGGGACCATTGCCGAGGAAGGCAATGGTCAATATTCCATTAATCTCACTGCTGCCGAGATGAACGGTTCGGTGATTGGTTTGCTGTTTGCTCATGCGAACAGTATCCCGGTACAGTTTACGATCAAGACTACTGGTGGTTCTACTGCCAGTACCACCGAGTCCTCCCTGTCTCAGACGTTAACAACGCTGAGACAGGAGATCGGTTGGTACTGGTTGGGAGAGAGGACTGCTGCTAACTGGTCGGCTGACGAGATTACCCAGTTGGATGACATCATCCATGCTGGGCTACGTCAGTTCTACCATCCACCTCCAATCGGAGGTGGGGCATTGGCACACAAGTGGTCGTTTCTGGAGCCAACTACTACGCTTACAACGGTGGCTGCTACGTCTGACTACACACTTCCTGCCAGTTTTGGGGGGATGACTGGGCCGTTGACATATGCTGCTGCTGACAATCGGTGGTATCCAATTGAGATAACTAGCGAGCATCGTATCCGAATGCTTCGTCAGCGAGACTTTAATGTGATCAACACGTTCCCGTTGTCTGCTGCCGTAAGGGCCAGGACAAGTGATGGAAGCGATGGCCAACGGTTTGAAATCCTGCTTTGGCCGACACCCGACAAGGCTTATACATTGTCTTATCGGTATCATGCACTTCAGATCAAGCTCTCGGCTTCCAATCCTTATCCGTTGGGTGGGGAACCTCATGCGGAGACGATACTTGAAAGCTGCTTGGCGATTGCTGAACAAAGGCTTGAGAATAAGTCTGGTGTTCACAGCCAGAAGTTCCACGAGCGGTTAGCTGCTTCGGTATCGCACGATCGTCAGCAATTTACGCCAGATCGAATGGGTTACAACTCCGATAAGTCGGACGGCTCTGCACCGGCAGAGGGTGAGTTTCGTCGATTCTTTGGAACCGATGTGGACTACGAAGGCACTGTTTTTTACGATACGAATCCATAAGGTGAATTATGAGTACAAGTTTTGCTAATGACTTAGTTGAATCGGTAACGATTTGCAACGGCTCTGGTAACATCGGTGATGCTACGGCAATTGATTTCCGTGGTTTTCGCTATGGGTATATTTACATGCCTAGTAGCACTAGTGTCGGA